CTACAACCGCTTTCGCCGGATCAAATTCAGGTGGTTCCCCGAGATTTCGTACAACTGCAACCGGCGGAGCAAGTTGCAGCGCTAACTGCGCGCAGTTATCGCAGCAAGTATACGCTACGCTTTCGCGCTTTCGTGCGCTCGGCCGCCTTTCGTAGCAGTACAAGCAAAGTCTATCTGGATGGGTCACGGCAGGGAGACTAGCACGGCCAAGATCAGCGCGGCGAGTCCTAGCCGCAAGAGGGTGCGCGCGCCCGTCACGGCCCAGGTGAGCGCAGTCCGGATAAGTCATCGTCAGACATGCAGTAATACCTCGGCCAAGGCGTTGTTACACGCTCGCGCTAGCAAGATAGCACCGATGGACGCGGCCAGCCAAAGCGCGGTTATCAACCAATCTAAACGGTTCATAGATCGCGCTTGCTCGCCCACAAGGCGGACGCCATCACGGCGCACGCAGCCTTGCGGTACTCGGTCGGGAAGTACTGGCCTGTGCAGTAGTCGAGTTCAAACCCTTGCGGATTTCCTTTGCGAGCGCGGCGCATCGCTTCATCGTACGCGCCAGGGCCAACGATAATTGGCGACAATTCCTTGATTGACAGTCGTCCGCTGAACGCATTCCGGGACGCCACTATCAGATCATCGGCCGTGATGCTGTCGCGTAGCTCGACGGCACGGGAAAGCTGGCGGTAATCGTGCAAGTCGCGCGTGATGCTCCGCTGTTCGGCGCGGTACATCGGCCCGTCGCTATAATTGGTCGGATCCATGCCGCTACGCTGGCGCACGAATGCGTCCAAGGCAGTCAAGATCATCTCTTTGCGGGTTTCCATTGTGATTCGCTCCTTAGTGGTTCCGTTTCATACAGCCGCCGCGTCCACCGTCGGCAATTCGCAGCGCTTGAGCCATTGCGGGTACTCATACGTGTCAGCGTCTGCGCGCATCGGCATGAGAACAGCGAACACGTTGCCGCCACTCTTGCCAAAGGAAATGATCGCGGACCGATCCGGGCCGTTGCCGATGAGCGTAGGAAACCGGCAGTTGAGCAAGTCAGCGATTTTGTAAAACTCACCGACATACTCAAAGTTGTAGTCGCCCCGCTCGCCGCTCACGGTGTCGGGCACGAGCCGTTGCCACTCGGGGAACCGGCCGTCAACGAGCGCGCTGCTCGTCGTCGCGTCACCATATACCGTCGCGGTGCCCGTGTTCACGTCGTCTGCGGTCGGCTCGATCTTGACGAGAACACCGGGGACGTTGCGCGCAAATGACTTTACCCTTTCGAGCAATTCGCGCGGCACAATGAATGTACGTCCCTTTGCGGCTTCCAGTGTCTCTCGGTCGCATTCGGCGTTGACGACAAGCATGCGGCGCCCGTCCGTTGAAACCGCATGACATCTGCCGGGCGTTGAAAAGTCGAGCGCGACGCCGAGCAGGTAGTAACGCGTATCGTCCTTAGCGGCGATCCGGCAAAGCGCTTTCCATGTGTTAGCGGGAAGTGTGACCGTGATCATTATTCAATCCTCAATGTGGGTAGGTGCCGTTATATAGGCAAAGATCATGCGGCCCAAGATAATCAGCAGCACGGGCAGCAGGATCAAGAACAGAAAGATTTTCAAAAGCGTGCTCATCGCTTCACCTCATAGGCTTTGCGTTGCTCAGCGGTGAGCGGCGCATAGTTGAATGTGACCTTGGGTTGCTTCGAGACTGGCTTGCGCCAAGCGCACGTGTTGTCGCCGTGGACTTCCAGCACGCGACCGTCAGGCGCGACGCGCGCCCAACATCGCGGCTCGGGGCGCTTCGTCGGATGATCCCGGAGCGCGAAGATCAGCAACCCAGTGATGATCGCGCAGATTGTAGTTCTCACGGACGGAGCCATGCCGCGACTTGCGGACAGACATAGACGACTGCGACGAATGCGCAAAATGCCATTGTGACGATCGTCGCGAAGATTTCGTAAGCGGTTCGCATGATCAGTAATCCTCTGCTTCTTTACGCGTAATGAAAAAATGAATCCCGTGTGAGCACTCGATGCGCGGATCGGGATCGAACGTGTCCGGTCGCACGATCTGTCCGCCGATGTATTGCGTCATCCCGTCGTGCGTTCCTACGGTTGGCCTACCGCCAATCTGCGGGATGACGACAGCGTATTCTGCACGGCATTTGCGTGAACCGTACGCATTGACGCGCTTGGCGTCTGCCGGTATGCGGAGCTGCACAATTCCGTCGCTACACTTTTTCCAGCCAATCAAATCGCCGGCTGGAAGAATACAAAACTGCTCTAACCCTTTCGCGCGGCGCAGGTTCGCGCCGCGCAGGTCCGCGCCGCTCAGGTTCGCCCAGCTCAGGTCCGCGCCGCTCAGGTTCGCGCCGCGCAGGTTCGCCCAGCTCAGGTCCGCGCCGCTCAGGTTCGCGCCGCGCAGGTTCGCGCCGCGCAGGTTCGCGCCGCTCAGGTTCGCGCCACTCAGGTTCGCGCCGCTCAGGTTCGCGATTTCTCGCTGCGATCCATTTAGAAATTTAATTAACATGGTCAAAATGCTCCTGTATCGGTGCGTGTCGGAGTAGCGCGCCGCGCGGCGAGCAATTCGTCGAGCCGTTCGCGCGTTTTCTGCGGCACAACTCCGAAGGCGAAAACGGTAGCGGTTCGCGCCTGTAGCGTAGAATGTCCCAGGCTACGGTACTCGTCAAAGAGCGCGAGCAAGCGTGCGTCGATCCGGGTTTGATAGTCGTTCACGACAGATAACCTCTTGCAAAAGCCGTCGCCGTGACGCGCCGGTACTCGGCCCAAGCCGTCGCCGTGACGCGCTGGTACTCGACCCAAGCCGTCGCCGTGACGCGCCGGTACTCGGCCTGAGCCGGCGCCCTGACGCGCTCGTACTCGGCCCAAGCCGTCGCCCTGACGCGCCGGTACTCGGCCGAAGCCGTCGCCGTGACGCGCTGGTACTCGACCTGAGCCGTCGCCGTGACGCGCTCGTACTCGACCCAAGCCGTCGCCCTGACGCGCTCGTACTCGGCCTGAGCCGGCGCCCTGACGCGCTCGTACTCGGCCCAAGCCGTTTCGGTGAGCAGATGCGTTGCCGCCCACCCCCAGTTGAAAAACGGCGCTACCTTGAGGCACCGTCCCTCGGTTACGCGAACCGAGTCGCCGAATTTCGCGCGAAACAAAGCGACTTGGGTCGCGCAAGCGCCGAAGGCGAGCAGCGTTGATCGTTTTAGGATACGTGATTTTTTCATGTTACAGGCACTCCAATGCTCACGACAGATAACCCCTCGCAAAAGCCGTCGCCGTGACGCGCCCGTACTCGGCCTGAGCCGTCGCCGTGACGCGCTCGTACTCGGCCTGAGCCGGCGCCGTGACGCGCTGGTACTCGGCCCAAGCCGGCGCCGTGACGCGCTGGTACTCGGCCCAAGCCGTCGCCGTGACGCGCTCGTACTCGACCCAAGCCGTCGCCCTGACGCGCTCGTACTCGGCCTGAGCCGGCGCCCTGACGCGCCGGTACTCGGCCCAAGCCGTCGCCGTGACGCGCTCGTACTCGACCCAAGCCGTCGCCCTGACGCGCTCGTACTCGGCCTGAGCCGGCGCCCTGACGCGCCGGTACTCGGCCTGAGCCGTTTCGGTGAGCAGATGCGTTGCCGCCCACCCCCAGTTGAAAAACGGCGCTACCTTGAGGCACCGTCCCTCGGTTACGCGAACCGAGTCGCCGAATTTCGCACGAAACAAAGCGACTTGGGTCGCGCAAGCGCCAAGGGCGATCAGCGTTGATAGTTTTAGGATACGTGATTTTTTCATGTTACAGGCACTCCAATATCAACAGAACGATGATCAATGTGAGCATTGCGGCGCGCTCCTAGATGAGTCCATCAATCGGGGCCGGATTCGCGAGTCGGCGCACCAAGACGCCTTGCGGCGTTGTAGCTGTCTTGAAGCGCAGACCGTGCAACCGATACAGTCGGTGCAGCATCGGCGCAATCTGGCTGGAGTGAGCATAGCGTGCAAATAGCAATGTCTCGTCTACGTCCATGAGACGCAGCTGCGCAGTCGGGCCGCTCGCGCGGCGCTCGATATAGGCGGCCAAGCGCGCGGCGCGTACCTGATTCTGTTCGGAGGTTCGATTGCTCATGACTGCACCTTCGCGAGCGCGGCAACCAATAGAACGGCTTTTAGAATAGCGTTCATCGGATGCGCTCGATACCGCGCACGCTCAGATAGCCGCGCGAGTCAGCGGGGCCGCCGCTAAATGCGGAACGTCGGTTGATTTCAATATGGCAGGGACGCCAGCCGGTTGACTTGCCGACGATAAATCGCCGCGTTTTGCCGTCTTTGTCTACTACCTCAACACGCCAACCCTCAAAACCGCATAGTTCGGGCCGCAAGTCGGAGTTGTCGCGCAATCTTTCGCGCTCGGGGAGCGGTAGACTGTTCCAGCGATCTTGTGTCATGTCGGCTAGTGTGTTCACGGCGATTCACTCCACCACATAAAAAAGACGATCAGTGCAATGGCGGTCACGCTGCATCCTCCTGTTCACTGGGGTTCGCACAGTCTGGGCAGATGCGAGCGTGTCGGCTCTCCGGCACGAAATCGCAGCCGCAGTCAAAGCAAGCGACCAAGTGATCTTTCCAAGCATCGGGGCAGCCGATCTCGTGGCACGCTACGCCATTGATCGACACCATTTCGCAGCTACGGCAGTTCATTAGTATCTCTCCGCTTCGTCGCGATACATGTCGCATTGGTTGCTCACGATAGATAATCTCTTGCAAAAGCCGTCGCCGTGACGCGCTCGTACTCGGCCTGAGCCGTCGCCGTGACGCGCTCGTACTCGGCCTGAGCCGGTGCCGTGACGCGCTCGTACTCGGCCCAAGCCGTCGCCGTGACGCGCTCGTACTCGGCCCAAGCCGGCGCCGTGACGCGCTGGTACTCGACCGAAGCCGTCGCCGCGACGCGCTCGTACTCGGCCTGAGCCGTCGCCTTGGCGCGCCGGTACTCGGCCTGAGCCGGCGCCGTGACGTGCTGGTACTCGGCCCAAGCCGTCGCCGCGACGCGCTCGTACTCGGCCGAAGCCGTGACGCGCTCGTACTCGGCCGAAGCCGTCTCGGTAAGCAGATGCGTTGCCGCCCACCCCCAATCGAAAAACGGCGCTACCTTGAGGCACCGTCCCTCGGTTACGCGAACCGAGTCGCCGAATTTCGCGCGAAACAAAGCGACTTGGGTCGCGCAAGCGCCGAAGGCGATCAGCGTTGATAATTTTAGGATACGTGATTTTTTCATGTTACAGGCACTCCAATGCTCACGATAGATAATCTCTCGCAAAAGCCGTCGCCTTGACGCGCCGGTACTCGGCCCAAGCCGTCGCCGTGACGCGCCCGTACTCGGCCTGAGCCGGTGCCGCGACGCGCTCGTACTCGGCCTGAGCCGTCGCCGCGGCGCGCTGGTACTCGACCCAAGCCGTCGCCGCGACGCGCTCGTACTCGGCCTGAGCCGGTGCCGTGACGCGCTCGTACTCGGCCCAAGCCGGCGCCGTGACGCGCTGGTACTCGACCCAAGCCGTCGCCTTGACGCGCCGGTACTCGGCCCAAGCCGTCGCCGTTGAGCGTTTAAGAATTCGTGATTTCATACTGGCGTGGGTCGCTTTGCTGTTCGGGTTGCTCATGATTGCACCTTCGCAAGCGCGGCGTTGACCAGATTGCCGAATACTTCGCCGGTTTCCTGATCGGTCTGATAGAAACCCGGGCAGCGCTTCATTGCTTGCAACGCCACCACCAATTCGTCGTGCGCGCTGATTCGCACCACGATCTCGCGCAATTGCGATTCCGGTATAAGCAGCCGATGCAGAGCGAAATCAAGCGATTCCAGTAACGTGATCGTCGGCGTATGTTTCGTGTTGCTCATGCTCATGCTCCGTTCTGGTGTACCGTTTCGACGCGTGCAGTATGGGCGCGTGTTAGCTAGTCGTCAAGTTATTTAGTCGATTTTGTGACGTATTTCACGCTTAGACGCTTCGACGCTTGGTGTTTTATAAGCGTCTAAGCGTATTTCTCATTGATTTCATGGCGTTAGGCGCATCTTAGACGCTTAGACGCTTCACAGACACTCTATCCAATACGCTGCACGTATATTCCTGTGCGTACATTCTACCTGGCAGCCGTAGCACTGTTAGACGATAAGCCTATTCTCTACTACTTCTTTTATAAGAGTCTAAAGAGTCTAAAGTGTCTTAGTCTTAGTAATGCTTAGAGTTTTTCTTAGACGTTGTTTAGACGGTTGACGCTAGGCTTGTTAGCTAGTCGGTAGAACGGTATGCGTTTTGGTAAAAGCGATGCGTTTTTGTTATGCCTGTGCGATTGGCGCTCAACAATGCGCGCTACCAAGTAGCAAGCGGCCAGCTAGCCGCTACTAGCTAACATGCCCGCTCCGCTGCGAGGTATGCACGACTAGCTAACATGGTATCCCGACTAGCTAGCCGGGCATACCCTGTTCGCTCGCCGCCTAGCGCGGGGCAGCGGGCCGGCTTACCCCTACCCCCTACAACCGATGCGCGGGTCCCATCTCGGAGTCACACGCCCCCGCACGCTTCTCAGGTGCGCAGCGACAAACGAGTAGGTGCCCGCTGAAAAATTTTCCAGAATTTTCTACCGCCCGCAGCTAACTAACCCGATACCACCTTGAAATTTTTTTCCAAAACCCGCACGCTGCGGCCATGAATGACTACGCCACCCATGCGCTCATAGGTGATGAGTTCCAGATGCCGTCGGAAGAACGGCTGCAGCTCGCGCTTACCGAGCCCAACAACCCGGCAGCGATGACGCAGCCCGCGGTACGCGGCGTCGTGCTGAATCGTTTACGTTCCTCACTCGCGGAGTTGATGAGCACGGAACGCGGCAACATCATCGCGGCGCTCGAAGAAGTGCGGAAAATGAACCCAGCGCGCTACGTAGAGCTGTACATCGAACTCCTGCAATTCTCGATGCCGAAACTGAAGGCCGTCGCGATGGAAGTGACTGACAATTCGCCGAACACCAAGCAAATGACGATCGCGGATCTGCAGCGCATCGTGAGTGAGCAGTGAATCCGGTCGAGGCGGCGCGCGAACTCCTGCGCCGAGAACGTGCGCGCACGAGCCTTCACACCTACGCGCTCTCAGTTGACATCCCGACTCTGCCTTTCGCCGCGCCATGTCCAGACGAAGAACTGCTGGGACCAGCCTGCGTCTTGATGGCGCGACACCACGCGGCGATTCTCTCGACGCTCGAACGCACGATGAACCGGTACATGGGGCGCTGTCTCATCATGGCGCCACCGGGATCCGCGAAGTCGCTTTATACGAGCGTGCTCGCGCCGACGTGGGAGATGGGGCGCAAACCCAGCTCGCGAATTATCCTTGCGAGCTACGGCGGCAAGCCGGCGGAGCGCCAGGCGCGACGAGCGATTCAGATTGCAGGCTCGCCGATCTACAAAGACCTGTGGCCGGACGGGCCGGCGATCGTGCGCGATGCCGCGGGCGATTGGTCGCTCTCGAACGGCAGCGAGATGTTGTCGATGGGACTCATGGGTGGCCTTACCTCGAATCGTGCGACGGGTGCGGTGATCGACGACCCGGTGGCCGGCCGCGAGGAAGCGGACTCCGAGGACGTGCGACAGAAGATTCTCGACGCCTACCAAGATGACTTGCTCACACGACTTCTGCCGGGCGCGTGGGTTGCGATCATCATGACCCGATGGCACGAGGCGGATCTGGCCGGCGCGATTCTTCCAGAGGACTACGCGGGGCAGAGTGGCATGGTGAAGTGCCGCGACGGCCTCATGTGGGAAGTGCTCAACATGCCGGCGAAGTGCGAGCGCGCGGACGATCCGCTCGGCCGCAAGCCGGGCGAATATATTTGGCCGGAGTTCTTTCCGCCCGAACACTGGGCGCTATACGAGGACGCGCCGGGTCCCGAATCCGCGCGACGCTGGTCAAGTCTTTATCAGCAGCGCCCGTCGCCGCAAGGCTCGGGTCGCTTCGCCGAGGAAATGTTCGATTTCTACGATGAAGGCCAGGCGCCAATGCATCTTGCGTATGTCGGCGCGTCGGATTTCGCTGTGACCGCGGGTGGCAACGACTTCACCGAGCACGGCGTCTTCGGAGTCGATTCGCAGAACGAACTCTGGGAAGTTGATTGGTGGAATAAACAGTCCGACACCGGCGTTGGCGTCAAGAAGATGCTCGACATGGTGAAGCGTTGGAAACCTCCGATGTGGTTCAACGAAGGCGGCGTGATCGATAAAGCGACTCGCCCAGCGATCAACCAGCAGATGCGCGAGCGGAAAATATTCGTCGATCTACGTTCGCTTCCATCGATGCAGGACAAAGTTGCGAAGTGCTCGAACTTCCAAGCACGCGCTGCCCGCGGCGGTGAAATCACGCCCGGTGTGTGGCGGCCGGGCGCCGTGCATTTCCGCAATAATGCGAACTCCCGGCGCGTCGTGGCGCAATTAGTTGCTTTGCCGGCCGGAAGATACGATGATGGCGCCGACGTTTGCGGCTTGATTGGTAGGGCGATCGATCAGTTCGTAGTCCCGCACGTTCCGCAGACGAAGAAGCGAGAAGGCATTATCCCCTTTACGGGCAAGTGGATCGAATACCAGGAAAATGAGAAACCCACCCTACGATACAGGTAGCAACCGTGCGACCCAGAATTGAAGTGCCCGTCTGGGTACTCATCGCATTCGTTCTGCTCCTGATCTACGCAGCGAGTCATCACCCATGAACTTCAAAGACAAGATAGTCTGCGTCACCGGCGCGGGCGGTTCGATCGGATCCGAACTTTGCGTGCAACTCATCGCACAAGGCGTCAAGCAATTGCGCGCGGTGTGCCTGACGGAAGGCGCGCTGTTCAACCTACAGAAGCGCATGCCAAAGACGGATCAGTTCGTCTCGGTGCTTGGCAGCGTGTTAGACACGCCATTGATGCAGGAAGTTTTCGACGAGTGCGACGCGGTGATTCATGCCGCCGCGCACAAGCACGTTCCGATCTGCGAGGCGCATCCGCTCGCTGCGATCTACAACAATGTCGAGGGCACCTACTGCGTGGCGCTCGCGACGTTTCTGAAACGCGTCCCGCTGTTCGTGTACGTATCGAGCGACAAAGCGGTGTTCCCGCTCTCGATAATGGGCGCCACTAAGCGCGCCGCGGAACTCATTGTGCGCGCAGCCGGCGTCAACAAGACGCAGACCACGAAGTTCGTTACCGTGCGATTCGGAAACGTGCTCGACTCGGCTGGTTCCGTGCTCCCGTTGTGGCGCGAGCAGATCGCCGCGGGCGGGCCGCTCACAATGACTGACCCGGAATGCGAGCGCTACTTCATGTCGATTCCGCAGGCTGTTGAGTTGATATTGAACGCGGCGGGCTTCGAGGGCGGCAATCCGTACGTGTTCGACATGGGGGAGCCGCGTAAGATGGGCGAGATCGCGCAATCGTTGATGGATCAGATGGGCCGCACCGTGAAGATTAAGATATCGGGTCTGCGCCCCGGCGAGAAGATTCGCGAATCTTTACATCACGGCGGCACACTCTCGCCGACTGCGCACCCGAAGATTTTTCAGGTGAACGAGGACGGCACAAAGAACATGAATCTGCCGACCCTATTCAAACTGTTCGAGTTGGTCGGCGCGCGCAAGAAAGACGAAGCGGTGAAACTGTTGTGGGATTCGATCGGATGATTTCTGTCATCGTCCCGTACTACAACCAACGAGCGATGCTGCATAAGCAGATCGACACTTGGCGTCAATATGCGCCGCACGTATTGAGTGTTCTACGATTCATCGTTGTCGATGACGGAAGTCCGGTACCAGCCGAATTCGTATCAATTCTCGGTACGCGGCTCTACCGCATAGACATCGACATCCCGTGGAATCGCGCAGGCGCGCGCAATCTGGGCGCGACTGTCGCCGAGACCGAGTGGTTGTTGCAAATGGATACGGATCACATCTTGCCGCCGGACGCGGCGGAAGCGCTCGTCGGCCGGCTCAACGATTACAGCAAGAAGACCTGGTATCGCTTTCGTCGCTTCCGTGTTGGCGCCGCCGACGAGACGCGCATGAAAGATAAGATTCCGCGCGAACAGAGATTCGGCGAGATCAAACCGCACATCGACTCTTACCTTTGCACGCGCGAGATGTACTGGAAGGCAGGCGGCTACAACGAAGATTTTTCTGGCTGTCTAGGCGGCGGTTCGCCGTTCCTACGCGAACTGGAAAAGGTCGGCGGGAAGCCGCGCGAGTTGCCGCCCGACACGTTCTTGCACGTCCACACTCGCGACTCGGTGCCAGATGCGTCGGCTTCGCTTGACCGCGACCGCAGCGAGTACAAGCGTCGCTCGGAGGCGCTGACGCGCGCCGGTAAGATTAAAGGTCATCCGCCATATCTACGGTTTCCGTGGCATCGGGTGCTCTGATGAGCTATCCGAAAGTTGCCAACGAATATACGACGATGGAAATGTTGCAAGCCGGTCGCTCCATCGCGCGCTTTGGCGACGGGGAATTCAAGATGATGGACGGAGCCGGATACGTGCGCGAGCCACCGAACCGTAAACTTGCTGCCGAGATGCGCGCGATTCTACGTTACCCACATAAGAATTGTCTCGTAGCTATTCCGACAATGGATCCACGAGGTCCGAAAATCGCGAGTTGGAAGCGCCATACGGACCGTTTCGCCCGATTGTTAAAAAACGCGCCGGGGCCACTCTACTCCGCGTTTATCAGTCGCCCCGATTCGGCGCCGTGGATTCGCACGCGCGAATTCGCGGAACAAATGCAATCCCTGTGGGCCGGCAAACGCGTTTGGGTGTTGTGCGAGAAAGGCGGTTCCACGATTCGCGCAGTGAAACCGGCCGCGGCAACTACCATATACGAACGCTGCCCGCACAAAGAAGCGTATCAATTCATTGACATCTATGAAAAAGAAGCCGTAGCGGAGATGCCGGATATCGCCATACTGTCGTGCGGCATGACCGCAACCTGCCTAGCGAATCGCTTATCGGCGCACGGTATTCAGGCGATAGATTTTGGCAGCGCCGGAGCGTTCATAGCGAAGATGCTGCAGTGATTTCTGTCGTCGTGTGGTTGTGGAATGACGCCGACACAATCGCACCTGCGCCTGTCCCCGCGGCGCAACCGCCTCGGCCGGTGCCGGTGCCGGTGCCGGCGCCTACTCCGGAAATTCGTGTCGATATGCAAGCGCGTGTACCGTTTCATAGGCGGCAGGAATTGCGCGCGAAGCGAATACGCGAACGACAAGTGATGCTGCGCCAGCAGCGCGCGCCCGCGTTTCGGCCTCCGCGACTTTTCTTGCCGGCGCACGTCAACGTCGCGCAGAAAATGTTCGCGCGGCATATTAAAGAACCGCATCGTTTTATTTGCATCGCCGACAATAGCGAAGGGTTATCTTCCGATGTAGAATACGTAAAGACGCCGGCCGCAGCAGCCGCAGTCGCAAATTTGCGATCACCCGAAGGGCCGCGGTTCCCGAGTTGCTACCGGCGTCTTTGGTCTTTTTCGGAAGACGCACGCATTCTCGGCGATCGGCTTCTCGTGTTGGATATCGATTTGGTAGTTACGCGCGACATCGCACCTATCATCAAACGACCTGAAGATTTTGTCGGTTGGCGTCCGTTCCGTGACTGGGGCGCACGCCGTCGTTTTGGCGGCGGTATATACCTGATGAAAACCGGTAGCCGCACCGCTGTCTGGGATGACTTTCGCGGCGCCTCATCGATCAGCGAGGCGCGAAACTCCGGATTTCGCGGCAGCGACCAGGCGTGGATCAGCTACAAACTAGCCGACAAGGACTGTTGCTGGTCGCGAGAATCGGGAATCTATAGCGTACGGGATTTAGGTCCGGGTTTCGCCCTGCCGCCAGATGCGCGTATCGTTCAATTCAACGGCCATCAAAAACCGTGGCACTACAAACAGGGTTGGGTTGCCGACCATTGGCGCTAGGTGCTAGAGTGCGCCACATCTCCCAGGAGTCTGCCTGATGAAACTAATTGACATGAAGCGCTCGAAGAAAGAGCGCAAGGTTGATTGCCTCCCCAAGTGCGGCACCGATCTGTACGGGTACGGTCTTCGTATCACACTAAACGAAGATGAACTACAAAAACTCGACAAGGACATCGGCGATTTTAAAGTCGGCAGTTACGTGACGCTGCAAGCGTACTGCTGCGTGAAGGCTGTTCGGCAGAGCACGAACGAAGATAGTAACAGCTCATCGGTTGAATTGCAGATGGAAAAGATCGGCGTCGAACAATCCTCGAAATCGCTCAAGGATGCCGTCGATCAGGGCGTTAGCGACGCCGTGGATGATTCGTGAGTGTTCCGACCGATCAGATGCAAGCCGGTTTAGCCGGCGCCGTCGCAGATGGCATCACCGTGAGCGACGGCAGCGCGGCGACGCCCGATTCCGAACTGGATGCGGTAAAGAAACTCACGACTGAGTACAACGTCGCGCGCGAATTCGATAAGAGTGTGCGCAAGCAGTACAACAAAGATCGTAGTTACGCATCCGGCAAGGCCGGCAAGCGCTGGGCCAGCAACGCGAATATCATCGGTTCGTTTATTGATATCCTCGTCAGCTTTCTCTACGCGCAGAATCCCGACGTGAGCGTGCGCCCGGCGCCGCAGGCCGGCGGCCAACCTGACAAGAACATGACAATGTTCGCGGAGACTCTACAAATCGTCGTCAGTCGGCTGTGGCGCGACGCGAAGTTGAAGAAAACCGCGCGCAAAATGGTGCGCGCCGCACTCTCCGTCGGCAGCGGTTGGATGAAGGCGCTTGTCTATTCCGAACAGCGACAGAATCCAGAACTCGAAAAGCAAATCCATGACGCCAAGGATAATCTTGAGCAGGCACAAGCGTTGAAAAAGATGATCGGCGAAGACGGCCCCGACAAAGAGGCGCAGATCACCGAACTGCAGAACGTGATGGAGGGTTTGCAGGCCCAGGTTGAACTCCTGGTCAAGCGCGGACTATGCACGGACTTCTGCCGCTCCGAAGATATTCAGGTGAGTCTCGATATCGCCGACACGGCTGATTACCTGGACGCGGATTGGATATCAAACGACATGTACGTAGTGAAAAGCGTCCTGCGGCAGCGCTTTCCG